GGAGTAGATGCTTTCACAGGATCACCTGTTTGAGCTTTTACGCCTGCTGGTCTAAAGTATTGACCATACTGTTCCATATCGTATGCTTCGCCATCAACAGATGCTTCAAACATCTTCTTGATAACACCAACTTCAACTTCACTTGGTTTCTTAGGTAAGTAATCACCTAAATTAAACAAGCCGTGGTCTTCAATAGCTTTATACTGAGCTTCATCTAATGGACGTTCTTTTCTTGCCCAATTTGAAGTTGAGTAATCAGCATAACCACCTTTGGAAGTTTTTGCGATCCTAAAGTCTACACCCGCGGTATAGTCTGTTGGTAATTCGTTCATGTCCGGATCCATCAAAGCACCTTTAATGATTTGAAAAATCTGTGGACCAATAATGAAACGTCTTACTGGATTGTTGGGAGTTGTATCCTCTTTTAAAGGATTATCTGTAACAAAGCCTTGGAATACATATGAACGTTTTTTCCAATACTTACGTCCCATGTCTTCTAAGTTTTTGTCTTTAAACCAACCACGTACTTCTGAAAGTACTGGGCAAGTTTCTCCATACATTTCCATACATGGTACTTGTACCTGTACAGGGCGAGAGTCTGTCTCACCTTTGATTCCAGCAAATGGAAGTTTGATCATCAAACGTTCTTGCCAGAAAAATGTATTAGAGTCGTCTCCATCTGGAAGGAAACGGACTGTTGCAGTCTCGCCTTCTTTTAAGTTCCAAAATGGGTAAATGGCGTTGTCGCCGCCTGTGGAAGATCCCGTTGAGCGGGTTTCCTGTTCTTTTAGTTTTGCACGAATTTCTGCTAATGTAGCCATAATATAAGCCTCCTATAAGTTGTTAAGCCTTCGTTGCTTGTGCCTTTAATAGTGTAGCACAGTTTTATATACTACACTAATATACTTATAAAGTCAAGTGTTTGTTTGCCAAAAAAGTGACTTTATAAATTCTTATACACCTGCTAGGTGTTTAATCTTTTCCATATCTTCGTCTTTGCCTGCTTTTAGTCTAGCAATCATTTTCTCAGCAACTGGTATTGCCTTATCGCCAAACTCTTTTTCACAAGCAGTAACTACTGCTGTTTCGCCTTTTGGAAATGCGTTAGTTGTATAATCGTAATATGATTTAACCAATTCTACTAACCTTTCCCCTGGACTTCTTTCGTCCTCTTTATTCATTGCCTTGTCGTCTTTTTCAATGCTACCGTCTGGATTCATTTTAACATCAATAGTGTCATCATCTTCCTTGTAGCCTTTTTCTTTTGCTTCGGCATCTAGTTCCGCTTTCTTACGAATAACTTCTTTTTTGAGTTTTTCGTCTTTGTGTGTATGCGGATCCATTTGTATATCTTGGATAGCTTTCTTCTTAGCCTGATAATCTTCTTTGTCTTTAATGTCTTCTGTTGGTTCCTGTTCTAGATCACCTGTATCAATTTTGGACGAAATACTAGGTGCTTTTGCTTTTACATATTTTACTACTAAAGGTCTGATACACTGGTCTGCATCTTTTTGTCCTACCTTCTTAAACATATCGAGTAGCATCGGGTCATCTATGATGCCCTTCAAACTTTGAACAGCATTGTTACCGTTTACACCAGCCGGGAAATGCTGTGCCATTAAGCCATTAAGTTTTTTAATAGCGGCTTCTTGGTCTTTGCCTTCGCCGTTTATTAAAGCATCTTCTGTCTCTCCCACTATCATGGATAATTCATTTTCAAATTCAGATTCTGGATTGTAGGCACTTTCTACTGCGTAACCTTCTTTATCCAAAGCATCTATTACTGCATCACGTGGTGCCATTGTGTGTACAATAACTCCACCCTGTCTCATTTCGTCTGGCTCACATTTACATTTGATACCAGCCTTACCACAAGCATATTCCATTTCTTCACAATCTTTTTCGCTAATGCCTCTGTCTTCATCATAGTCACCATCGATGTCAATCTTGTGTGCGTGTGCTTCTGATCCACCTTCGTGTCCCATAGCTTCGTCTTTGATTAAATCTTCTTGATGTTTAGCAAGTTCTTCCATTGAATCAAATGGTCCACCTGTTTCTTTTCCATCTCTATAAGAATAAAATTTTCCGCCTTTGTGTACAGCTGACAAACCATATTTGTTCATACCCATATCACTTGGACCTACTTCTTCGATTTTATTCTTTTCACTTACTAACTTGTTAATGTATGGGAATACACTTTTTAGTTCTTCGTTAAAAGTTCTAATAGTTAGTTCATCAATCCAACTGTTTTGTAATTCTTCTGGAACTTCTTCCATCACAGCTGGTTTAAAATCTTTGATTGTTTCTGCGTAATGTCCTGCACGTTGTAGTTTCATTACTTCAGTTTTAATTGTGTCTAGTCTTTCGTTAACTAGATCCATGTAACCTTTCAAGCCTTCTGCCATTACAGCTGAACGGTTCATGTAAGTTTTAAATTGACGTAGCTTTGATAATTCTTCGCTGAGTGAAACGATATGTTTACCAAAGTCATCATATAAATTTCCGCCTTCGCTTACGTGTCTTGCTAAAGCTCTTGCACCATTCAAATGTCTAAATGGATATTTGTATCTTTCTCCATTTTCGCTTTCAATGTAAATGCTATTTACGTGTTGTGTTCTTGCACCAGGAACTTCCATGTTCACTGGTTGTGTATGTTTGAGTACTAGCCTAGCTTTGTCAACATCTTCATAACTTGTTCTACTAGTGCCGTACATTTTTGATTCACTCATTGTATTGTCTCCGGCAGTTTTTGTTAAGTGTGCATAATCTCTTTTATCGAGATTTGATTTAGTTATATCACGTGTATCAAAGTTAAGCATATTTCTTTTTGAAAAAACTCTTATTTCTTTTAAGAAATCATACCATTCTTGTTTAATACTATCAGGTTGTTCACTAATAAAAGTGTTGTTATACATAATAGCAACTTCTTTTTCTGATAAAGCTATGCTAACTTTACCTAGTGAATCCTCACCAACTTTGTAGTCAAAGTCAAAGTAACGTGCAAGTTTCGGCTCATCAGTTACTACACCTGCTTCATCGCCAAGTGTTACTGATGGAAATCTGCCTCTGATCTTTGCAAACAACTGTTCTGATATATTGTTCATATTGCTCATATAACTATTTATCTTATGTTTGTTGAAACAAATATAGGCATGGGTGGAGTTTGATCGTCACCTGTGTCGGCTTGATTGAAGGTTTCATACACTCTAGGATCCCAATCCTTTAGTACTGCCATAATACGCATACTCAATAGACAAGCACTTACTAGATCGTCATTTTCACCTGGTTTTGCTTTGAAACTACTACCACTAGCAACAAAGGCCTTTAGCTCACTTACTAATACTTTGCTGTTTATTGTTAGCTTATCATTTTCAACCATGTTCTTTAAACGTGTACAAGCACTAATTTTAGTACTGTGAGTTGTATTAAATCCTTTTCTAAACTTACGTACATGGCCTTTTCTAATAGGTTCTGATACGCACATACCTGGTATATTCTCTTCTCCCATGTCTCTAATAACTATCAATGCACCTTCTCCGATGCTGTTATTCTCCACTGACCAGTATATGTTTGCTCCATCATTTTGACAACATTCTTTTATGTAGTTTGCGATGTCTTTTAGTATTCTTATCTGTGCAGGTATGGCTGTGGTATTGTGCCTCCACTCACCTATCTGTTTGTATGTGGGTAATTCAAATATCTGTATTGCGGCATAGTCACCTCCTGTACCCATAGCAGGGTCAAGTGCAATAACATAAGTCTTGTCACCTGTTGGCTTTCCGTACCAACGTGTTTGACCCATGTTCATCACTGGATCAATTCCTTCTAAGCTAGAAAGTTTTATACTGTTAATAAGTGTTTCATCGTAAACTAAGAATTCACAACCGTACTCACGTCTAAATCTTTCTTCACCAATTCTACCTACTTCTACCTTAGCCCACTCTTCATCTCTGTCTGGATGCTCGTCCCATTTAGCAGTAAAGCCATGGAAACCGTTTACACCTATTTCTTGTTCGTTGCCTTCTTCGTCAAACTTGTTTTGTGATTCTTTCCATATGATAGCAAACGTATCTTCATCTGAGTTAGGTGTACTTGTAATAATTGCACGACCACCTGTTGCTAGTGTTGGAGATATCGAAGTCCAAAATTCATCTGCAATACTTGGATTAACAAACGCAAACTCATCACAGTATAGTAAAGATATTGACATACCTCTTCCTGTGTTACCTGTTGTAGTAGCACTAACAATTCTACTACCATTCTCAAACTCCATACTACCTTTATTGTAGTTTGTTACACCTGCTCTAATAGTATCAGGACATAATTCATATCCGTATCTAATACGTTGCATAATTTCTTGAGCACCTGTGTATTTGTGTGCGGCAATTAGTATTGTTTGATCTGGATGAAACATAGCATACCATAATAAGTATGCCGCGGCAGTAGTTGTCTTGCCACTTTGTCTTGGCAACATATTAATATTAAATCTATGATTGTGATAACTTTCTAATAGTCGTTCTTGATAACCAAAAGGATCAAACATAACCTTTCCGTCAACAGGGTGTTGTATATGAAAAAACTTTTGACAAAAATATAGATACCCTGAATCAGGATCTATACATTTTTTTAGTTCTTCAATTCCTGCTTCATCAAACTTTTCACGTTGGTGTGCTTTTTTAGTAAGAACACCGTCTAGACTTTTTGTAGTTGCCATACTAGTATTTATAGGTGAAAATAGGGCTCGAAAGCCCTATTTGGTTTTACTAATTGGGAGGAAATTAGTTAAATTAGCCTGCTATTGTTATTGCAGTTGCTTCAGCAACGTCAGAACCTGTAACATCAATGTTATTAGGTCCTACTGCTGTTCCTAGATTTCTAATTCTTGATTGGATGTCTGCCGCTGATAAATTTACATCTGTGACAATATGAATTTCACCTGAGTTGTTATCTTTAACAGAAAACATCAAAGGATTAACTTCTTTTAAAATCATCTCTACTGCTTCATCAACTGCATCGTCCTCTGCTCTAAGATCGATATCTGCGTTCGAGGCGTTTTGTACGGTAATTAAAAATGCTTTACAACTTTCTGAATGTATCGTTCCAGCTGTTGCATTTAATCCGTTTACTCTTGTTACTCCTGCCATCTATCTCTCCTTATTAACCGCAATGACTTGCGTATAGTTTTTCAAACTTTTTACTATCGCAATCGTATTCAGCAGTTATTTTTTTCTTCATTTCTTCTTTTGTACAACCACTGTTGTTAAGTTTTTTCATTTCGCCTACACAACCTGATTCGTCAAAATCTTTATCTTCTGCTTCAGTTACTTCGTCTTTAACTGCCATCATAGCTTCTAGTCTAGATTTAAGCTCAGACTTAATTTCATCTTCAAGTGCCATTGGATTATCTCCGCCTGCTACTTTTGGATAAGATTTTTTCTGTCTATTTAATCCACCTGCTAAATCGTTTTGCATATAAGCTGTGTCTTGGTATTTTTC